GGACAACCCAAAAGACTGCGATGTGTGAAAGAACCACTACAATCAAGGTGCTGATAGCCACCGTCAAGATCTCTTGTAGATCCATCTTTATTTGCTTACGATCTTTTGTGGTGAGAAAACAAACCGCAATGCAGTCCAATCCACTTCACTATACTAAAGATACAGTCTACAACGCGTTGAAAGGCAAGTTAGATTTGAACAATCTCGTCGGCTCGACCATTCAGGTCGCAAAGGAAATCGAGCAGATTGAAAAACTCAAAGGAAAAGAGAAGCTTGAATTGCTTCAGTCCATTCTCCGAATCTGTATCCACGATTCAGACAAGTCCCCTGAGGAAAAAGAGGCACTCTACTTCACAGTCGACCGTGTTGTTCCGGTGATTGTTGAAGCAGCTATTCTTGCCTCCAAGTCTCCTATTATCAAACAAGTTCAAGCAGTCTGTTGTGGCTGCTGGACAAAGAAGTGAAGCTCTCCAGGTGAGAGTTCTTCAGACCATATTCGAGGTGACTCCGAATAGAGTGTCACTGTTGCATGTTCAGTATAGTATCCACGCGAAAACACTGTGTTTGTGCACGGTGTTTCCGAATACGTGATACGATCAGTGTAGGTTGTAAACTTGGAGACTACCTTTCGATGGGTATCGTAACGACTAAAGCCCAGATAGATGAACTGTGTTTCATAACTCTTTCCACGACGGTTAACCCATTCGTGTGGAATTGTAGGAAAGATCTTTATCTCCATTACTTTGAATCTGTACGCCGTTCGCGAAAACGATACGTTTTAACTCTTCCTCATCGTGAAGTGCAGCATTCAACTTCTCCACTCCACGACGAATCTCACTCTCAATGGCTCCCCACTTTTCAGGGTTGTTGAGATACTTGGTGTGGCGTGTAGTCTTGTCTGGGAATCGCTCAATCAACTCAGACTCTTTTGCTTCATACATGTTCATGTAGCAGCGTAGTTGAATCTCATCGTAGAGTGGAACTTCAGGCCAGAGTCGTGTTCGATCCTTGGAATCGACAATGCGATTTTCAGACGCAACATATCCATCACATCGACCGACCAACTTGAAGGTTCCAAAGTCTTTCTTGATGGTCTTGGTATTTCGTTCAGTGACCTTGACGTCTTTGACGGTTTCATAGGTGTCCAAGATTTTCTCTTCGTTGTTTATTCCACGCTGTTTGGCAACTTGACCACGCACTTCTCCAACAAGACGTGCTTTGAGTTCAGAAGGGAATGAGTCTCTACGAAGATCGAACACCAACCCAGCTTGAGCTTCAACTTCTTTGAGAACCGCTTGAACATTCGTAGTCTGTTGAGCGGATTTGATACCGGATTGGACGATGTCCATAATCGGCCATTCGTGGAGAACTTCATTGACCAACTTGGAATAGGGACGAAGATTGTGTATCTTTTCCAACTCGGCTACACGTGTCTTTCCAACCAGGTCTTTACAGAGAAGTTCGTAAGCAATTTCATGAGAGGATTGATATTTGTGGAGACCGATAAAGCCGGCAACTTTAGAAGCAGAGAGTTCAGGAATCATTGTATAGAAGGATTGGATTTACAATCGATGATCCGTTTTGTTAAGCAAAACTCTTTTGCATCCGTGTAATTGCATCTAACCATGCAGGAATACCGTTTAAGACCGTAGAGACTGCAAGGGTTTCTCCAGAGACTGGCGTTGTATCCATAGACGGACCTTCACACACCAAGACGATGGCTGCAATCATAAGAGATTGACGTGCTTTTGCATCACTGGGAGACCAACGAAGACAATACATTCGATACAAGGCTTCAATGGTAGCTCGTGCGACCGGCTGTGCTTGTTTCTGAATCGCGTCCCAGAAGATCCATACAACATGTGTACCGTGATCCACTGAGACATAGGTATCGGATCGATTGGCAAACGGTAAAATCAGTTTACTCTGTTTCTTGTGTTCACGAGCAAACGCATACACCCATGCCATCCAATACAGAGCACGTGTTGTATCACGAACGTCTTGGCGTAGACAATACACAAATTCATTGAGAGGCACTGCAACTGTCAGTGGATCATCCTTTCGCAGAACTAACTTTCCATAGAGTGTCGAAGGAGCCTTCAACGATTCTTGAATGGTGACTGGATCAAAGTCGTGAACCGGTTTGATCGTCGGTAAAGAAGGCAGCTTGTTCTTACGGCACATGGAGACAACCGAAGCAGCTTGACAAATCTTTTGTCGAACTTCCAAGTTGTTGCGAATGGACGTCATTTCACGAAGGGCATATCTAGCTTCAATGGTTGCATAGTTTTCATAGGCATTGGCCAAGTATAAAAAGATGTTTGGATTGGCTCGGTTAACATGGAGTGCAGCTCCTTCAAACAACGCCATCCAAAGCGTATGCACTAGTCCAGAACATAAGAGTTCAAGAGACCAATAACATGTATAATCTGCATGTCCGAGTTGAATGTTTTGAAGGAGAACCTTCACTACATGGGCTCGTGGATGTCCGCAGAACGTAGTCTTTTGAAAATCAACTACAGTGCGAGGGTCAGTAATTTCCATTATTGTCTTCCTAGATTGTCATCGAGACAGTCTACCGCGGATACGCTTGTTGTTGAATGAGTAGTGTCGAAGTAGGTCTTCGGAAAATCTTTGAATATAAGACAGACACTGCATACAGCAACCCTACTACGATTGCACCGTTCAAGAACAAATCAAACCATGACCAAGGATCTACTTTTGTTTCAGTATCACGTCCACGTCGTTCCATATTGATTGCAGTCTGAACCTTGTCCAATTGTTGTGTGAACGTGTCAACAGAGTATTTGAATTCGTCTTTCAAGGATAACACCTTGTCTTTGAGTCCAGTCACTACTTCAACGGTCTTACGTTGATCGTTGTATTTACTCAATGCACTGTCTCGATTTTTCTTGTATTCATTGATTATGGGATCTACTTCAGCTTTACTAACACGTTCCCTCTCTTCATTTTTCCAATCCTCTCCTTTCAATAGGGTATAATACAGAGTTCGTGCAGTCCGATAAGCATCTGGTGCAGTATCTCGTGCGTTCTCGGCGGCCTGTAAGGCTATGAATGCATCGTTCAATTTTTTCTTCTTTTCAATGCTCGCATAGACAACTGCAAAGTCATTGTTGACACGATCTTTTTCTTTGACAAAGTCTGCATGAATCTTCGCGTCTTCAGTTTTAAGTTCGTCAAGAGTGGATCCTTTAAAAAAGGGAGCACCTAACGTACTCAACACGACAGAGTAGACTGGATCAGGCTTATACACACATTTCAACATCCCCATTTCATTACGACGTTCAAATCCCTTATCCACTTCACACGGCATTACACAGGTCATGTTTCCAGAAGTCTCGAACGGAGTCGGACATTTTGGAAATCGGCTAAAGTCAGCTCCCATTACTCATTTCCGAAGAAAGAAACCAACTGAAATTCCTGTACACAATAAGAGAAACGTGATTGCGTGTGCATAGTCGGTAGGCAGTGTCAAATAGGAAATAAAGGAAGCGACTAGAATGGCCAATGCGAGTTGGACGAGAAAGAGGGAATATCCGTGGGTGTCTAGTAAGCTTTTTCGTTCTAATTCAATTGCCGCTCCAGGTGCAGTTTTAGCACGCATAGGTTTCAAGGCATTTGTGATATCTTGAAGGGCTTTGACTCCGAGTTGAGCAGAGTTGTAAGCTGCATAACTACTTTCAAAGTTACTATAGTTTAACTCTTGTGCTTGCCGGATACTATTGAAATTGTTTATTTCTCGTTCTTTTTCCTCATCTTGTTTGACTTGAAGTTTCAATTCTTCAGTGGCGTTGACTACACGTTCCAATTCACTTTGATATGTAGAGGAAGGTTCTTCTCCCATAGGGAGTGCAGGTAAGGCTTGTAATGATATAGAACGTTCGTTTCGTAGAATATGTACACACTTATCACTTCCAGGAGCGATGGTATTGGTCGCTTCTCCCAAATATTTGAACTCTGGTGGACACTTTACATGACATGAAAACAGTAGACCTCTCTCAAATCCAGGAGGACATACTGTATTGTTTCCTCCCAATTCATTACTTGTTGTTCCTGTTGATCCAGTGCTAGTCATCTCCCTTATCTACGATTGGGGAGAAAACCGTTGAGGATTCCATACAGAGGTGCAATTAATCGTGCATCGGTTGACACACTAGGTGATTTCCAGCCCAAAATAGGAGCTGCGGCGACACCACTATTGATATACGGTGCGACCGTTGCAGCCATTCGTATATAGCGCGTATGTTCTGACGCATCGGTCGTGAGTGCCACGTGACGAGGGGTATTGAGTTCTAGATAGGAAGATACAGGCATTTTGTTTACTATTCAACAAGATAATGGATCCAGAGTTTGAGAAGATGCTTGGGAAGTTCAAAGCCTCCATGCTCGAATACAAGTTCAATGGGAGCACGACGGCAAGGGAAAACGCACTTGTCTTTAAAAAGTGGTTGGACGATTACATTATAACCTTCGAACAGGCAGCTGCAAAAGACAGCGCCTTTATTACTCAATTTGTTAAAGAGTATTCTGACACAAATCCAGAATTAGTCAAGATGCAAGGACAACTTAAAAAGGTTCGTGAACAAGGTCCTAAACTACAAGATACCTTGGAGACCGAACAGCTAGCGGAAAAGGAAGTGCCGATGGATATGTCTTCCTACTATGTTAAGTTTGGACTGCTGGGAACTGTATTAGCAATCGGTGCCGTCGCCGCTCTCTTTCCATAAAAGAGTAGATAGCCAATGAAGAGTATTGCAACGAAGACAAATACAATTAAATACCAATAGAGTTCACGTTTGATAGAGACGTCTTCCTGTTGACGAATACGGCGCAAGGTTTCAAGTGTATCCGTCTCTTTAACCAATCCATTGTAATCGCGTTGGATTTTACGAAGTTCAATCAATAATTCAGTAAGTTCTTCTTCAGCTGAATAATTGTTCTTCATCGCGACAAGTTGTTGGATCATTGTATTCAATCGATCATCAATAGACTTGTTCATCGCTCGGATTTCTGGTAGTTTCGATGAATCTCGATTCGCAATGGCAGTCTTGATAAGAGTTTCATATTGTTTGAGTTGATTCTCATGTGCCGTTCGCAATGCGTTCATTATTCTCATGCAATATTTACGTCTGGCACACAATACCGATAATACAATTGCCGCCCAGCCACATCACTGTGCCGTGTCACTTCAATGATATCATTTGGTCTTCCTCCAATCCATTTCACCATAGAATCTTGAGAATCAATCCAAGGCAATTGATCGCGAGGGTTTACGATATTGTATTGTTTGAACACTGCTTCCTTCTCGTTCTCCTTAAGAATACGATGAGGCATTGCCATACGGTGTGTTGTAATATCAAACTTGAGTTGATGAATGTGGAAGAACTGAATGTTGTTCTCTTTGGTGAGCTGTTTGACGGCTTTGAGGACGTTCTCTGAGGGTGGCATCAACGATACAATGATCAGACCGTTGGAGTAGTCGTGGTTCGATGCAAACTCTACAAAGAGACGTATGTCACGTTCGAGTAGTCCTTTCTCCTTTTGACTGAAGATGACTAAGATTCCACCCACTGTATAGAGTGTCACTCGCTCAATGTCTTCCGTTGTGACACGTTCAGTACGAGTGTCGAGTCCACGTCGTCCTACCATGATACGAATCATTTCAAGTGCCTTGTCTTGCTCCATACTTGTTCTCTGATGTAGACGGAAAGTTATACGTTTTTTCACACGCTTTAAACAATGAAAGCTTGGATCTTACTTGCCGCTGGAGTGCTTGTGATTTCATTGGTGTTGATGAAATCGCGTGAACGGTTTGAACCTGAATTCTTAGACCGAACACAAATTGGAAAGACGATTGCAGTGGAGGATTCTTCCTATGATCAACAAACCAATCATATGAATCCTTCACCGTATCCAATGGGACCGATACAAGGAATTCAAACTCCCTTTCAAGTCAACCAATATAGAGCCTACGTGGCATAATGGACAATGACGTATACGCCTCATTTTAAAGTAACCAATCTCTTCAAAAAACCGACAACTCGCAAAGCTACAATCCCTAAAGCCTTACGTGAACAGGTGTGGATCCAACACGTAGGACAGAAGTTTGATACCAAGTGTAAGGTAGTCTGGTGTACCAATCGAATTAACGTCTTTGATTTCCAGTCTGGCCATAACATTCCGGAAAGCAAAGGAGGATCTACAACTGTCGATAATCTAGTTCCAATTTGTGCTCGATGTAATACGAGTATGGGAAGTCAATATACGATTGATGAATGGAACCGAAAGTTTGCAAGTCGTTCAAAGTGGTGTGGTTGTTTTAGATGGTCAAAATAAATGTCTACAGTATGTGTGACTCTATGTGATGAGTCATATTACCCAAAGGCATTACAAACGATCGAAGAATTAAAGACTATTGGTAATTGGAAAGGAGATATTGTATTAATTGCAGTGGATTTTGATCCAGACCCAATAGGAGATGTAGAGGTTCATAGAGTCAATCACATTGATACCACTGCATTGTTTGAGGAATATGCAAAGTTTCCACACTTGGAAGGTGATGGTCGATATTTGAAAAAGACCGTCCAATGGAATAAGTTTTATGTATTTACTGAATTCTTCAAGAGGTGGAATCGTGTTTTCTTTATAGACGCAGGAATGCGAGTCTTAAACCGAGTGAATCTATTCTTCGAATTGGACTGTAAAGATAGCTTATTGGCACCGGATGATGGAGCATACCCTGAGATGGGAGTTCGCTTTCGCCAACAGTTGGATATACACTGCAATCCTAAAGTCTATACCAAACTCATGGAGGAATACTCAGAAAGTATATTAGATAAGCGTTATTTTCTAAACTGTATGTTTTTGTTTGATACATCGCTATTGAATAAGATCACGTTTGACTCGCTTATTGAAACGATGAACAAATACCCCATTTGTAAGTGTAATGAAATGACTGTCATGAATCTTGTTTGTACGTTCAAGCACAATGTTTGGAAGATACTTCCCAGAAAGATTGGTAACTTATACACATTTGGATGGAATGAATCGCCTAATAACAGTACACCAGGTGTATGGAAAGATTTCTTTTTTATGAAGTATCCATTCAAAACACCAGATAGGATATGTGACGATATCAACACTGCATTTGTTACACTGAGTGATGAGTCTTATTATAAAAAAGCATTACGCACTATAGATGAACTACGAACTGCTGGAGGATGGGCTGGAGACATTGTATTCATTGCCGTTGATTTTGATCCTAAACCGATTCCTGGAGTTCAGATATACAAGACAACCCATATAAATACCCATTATCTTCTTGAACAGTTCCGAAAGCATCCTATTCGAGCAATGTCTGACAATCGACACTTTGGAAAAGTCTATCAATGGGACAAACTTCAGGTATTTAAGAACTACTTTCGGCAATGGTGCAGAATTGTGTTTGTAGATGCTGGATTGCGAACATTCAACAGCGTGCAACCTTTATTAGATCTACCGTGGAAGGGTAAGCTTCTTGCACCAGATGATTCAGACCCATATGACAACGGAAGTCGTTTCATTCGTCAGTTGGACCTTGATGCAAACCCTGAAGTAACACATAAACTCTTTAGGAAGTATCCTGTTGAAATATGCGAGATGCGTTATTTCAATAATCCGATCTTTGTGTTTGACACATCGATGATTGGAAACGATATTACGTTCGATGATCTTGAAAAGACAATGAATACCTTTCCGATCTTCCTATGTAATGAAACAGGATTAATGAACCTGATTTTCAACTATACATTAGGAGTTTGGTCACCGTTTCCACAGCGTGTTGGAACCAAGTATCTTTTTGGTTGGGCAGAGAGTAATTACAAAGAGAATCCAACGTGGAGAGATTTCCATTTCATCAAGTACTCAATCACTTACTCTTGAAAGAACTGTTAATCCATTATTGTTTGTAAATCGCTCAGTGAGCTTCCACTCTGAATGTGTACGTAAGAACTCTACAATCGCAGGCCAGAGTCCTTTACGAATCTCTTCAACCGGAAACCCTGTTTCACGGCTTTGTCGTTCAGCATCTGCATTTCCACGCACAGATTCTCCATACCATTCATCTACGGTCGTATCGTGAATGAGGATATACTTCTTTACACTCGAATGCCAATGTGCTAACTCTCGCTTGAGTTGCGCATAGACATGCCACGAATCAATAAATAATAGATCAGTTTCAATGGGGTCACAGGCTAAGTCGCTTGTATACAAAAACGCTGCATTGATGTTTTCTCGATTACAAATGTCTAAGAAGGGTTCCATATTCTCGGATAGAAGAGGATCGATCATCGTCAGTGAATTGTTGGGAGTTCCGAGAAGCCCACTCGCAAACGCATACGAGCTTGTAACTTCTAGAACACCGCATTCTACAATTGACGTACAACGCTTCGCATAGTTATAGAGAATGGATAGATGTTCATTGATATCGCTTGGGGTTGAAGTTTTTGTAGCCAGACGAGCATTCAAGAGAGAGCCGCTGCCACCAAGAAGACGGTCGACTTCGGACTTTACATAAGCCTTCTGAAACTCGGATGAGAAGACGGTTTTGGAAAACTTCTTTGCGTTCTCTGCAATCTTCTTGGCTTCGTTGTCATGATCTACAAGCCACTGTAGCTTCTCATGAAGATCACTCAAGTCATACTGGATCGGAACATAGTGTACCATCGGAACCAAGTACTTTTTGAACCAATACTCATTGTCTGGATGCGTAATCATAATTGGAACTGATCCTGACCCAAAGACCCATTGGTGTGCAGACGCAATACAGTTTCCGTCCAAGATGAAAATATACTTGTATTCGAAATGTTTGGCAAGGTCCGAACGTTCAGGGACAAACTGATCTTTCGGAATCAAGGCGTCATTCTCAGGCCAGCCGCCTGGAGTAAACTTGACATCTGCATGCGAGACATCTTTTAGGCTTTCTGCAACTCGCATACGAATCGTTGGACGATCACAGCCACTGGATCCACCACGCCAAAACGCAATGGACTTGCGGTCCTCCCACTTGGGTGAATGAAACGGTTGCAACACGGCCGTAAGTCCACGGTTAAACGTATCGTCGTCTAAAGGCAATAGTAATAGATTAGGACGGTTAAACTGACGAGTACATAACATCGCTACAATTGGAGTTGTACCGAGACGAGCACTGGACTCTAACTTTTCAAACTCTTTCTCTGCACGTGTAGTTGCATGATGAGTATCGGATAATTGAGAATAGGCTTCCTCTCCAATCAATCCATCGGATTGAGAGAAGACAACTGAAACCGAAGGTGAACAGTATTGTATCGATTGAACTACGAATTGTTCAATTGCGCTTGCAGGGTAGAATGAGCTGTATCCACCAGCCCAATACAGTGGAACCTTTGAAGGAACTCGAACAATTCCAGATGTATACGGAGTCCAAACGATTGAATCATCATGATCTGCTTTATACCAGGTAGGAGACCATCCAAGACTTTCCATATGAGCCCATACATTGACTTCCCAAGTTAGATGAGGGAGGGTTGGATAGACTTGAGTATGACGTTGATGAAATTCTTCAATCGATGCTCGATCTCCAATAAACAAACTTCCGCAAAATCTCCAACTTACATGGGAAAGAGCAACTTCCTGTTGATTCCAACAACCTGGGATCAACATACAGGGTGTAGGTAGAGCTGTCTTTCCAAGTTGACGGATCTGTGTAAGAGAGGATGGAAGTGTTCGAAACATATGACAGATTCCAAAATCAATCCATCCAAAATGAGTTGAAGAATGCATCTGTGAATCCATTGCTCGTTTTACAAGCTCCACTTTGGAGTTCATGAGAATCAAAAAGTTGCGAGTATCGTGAAGAGCATTACGATAGTCTGGAAGTCCAGAGGGAGCATTCTTATATGCATTCAACTCTTTCAATGAGATATACTCAATGATGCCATTGGTTAGAGTGACTTTTCCTCTGTAGTTGGGACTTAGAAAGAGATGAATTCGAATTCCAGTCCACTGAAGTTGGTTAAACAGATTAAAATATCGGTCAACCGATTTATCGACTGGACGTGATTCATCTAAACTAATAAACGCGGATACGAAAGTAGTGGTCATAGTTTACACATATCTATCTGGATTGTAGTAAATGGAATCACTCGTAGACAATACCTTGACGGATAAGAATACAGGTCATTCATACCTTCCTGTGTATGAAGAACTCTTTTCACCGTTCAGGGACACTTGCAAGAACCTCCTTGAAGTAGGTGTGTTTGACGGCGGATCTATCAAGCTATGGGAGGATTACTTCCCAAAAGCAAACATTTATGGACTCGATCTCGATCTACGTAGAAACAAATTCACTCCTCGAACACATCGAGTTCATATATTACAGGCAGATGCATACTCACCTTCGGTTGTAGGAAAGTTTGAACCTGAATCCTTTGACGCAGTGATTGACGATGGTTGGCATACATTGGATTCGATGTGTTTATTTGCAGCTCTCTATATCAATTTTGTACGTCCTGGAGGGTATCTCATTATTGAAGACCTTCAACATCCTTCTTGGGCAGATGAAATCAAAAAGTTCTTACCTTCCTCTATGACTACTCGACTTGAAGACCGTAGACATGTGAAGGGAAGACATGATGATATTATGTTCATAGTCCAGAAGCCTACAAATCCAAACTAGCGATCTTCTTCTCTTCCGGTTTCGGTGGGAGAGTTCCATGTTTACGATGGTCCAACACTTCATTCCAGAACTGCCGTAATCCTTCCAAATGCTTGGAGAGCCATTCTGGATCCTTAGGTACAAAGTCTTCCTTAATCGAACCTAGAATCCAATAGACGACTTGAGTCGTGTCTTCATAGAGTTCTTGATCGTAGAGTACCTTGCCGTCGTCATAGACTGTAAAGGCTCCTTTAGGATCCGTTGTCTTGGTCCATTCAGAGTAATTGACTTGCTTAAATCTGAACTCTACATACTCGCATTCATCAATCCCTGTACACTCCATTTGCATCTGCATTTGGTGTACATACCCTGGAGGGATTTCAGCTTTCATTGCACGACTAATCGGACACTTGAATTCAACCAAACGACCGTATCGTTTTACATCGGCCGAATCGTTAGGAACAATCAGACCATCTGGAGAGGCTCCTAGAAATGTATGTATCGGATGTTGGACACACGATACATCCGTAATTGTGCAGTTGGTTCGTTCTTCGTAGATACGCTTTGCGATCGGTTCAAATCGAGTTCCCCACAACAATGCAGGAATACCCGGTCCATCTCCTGGAGGACGTGGTTCTAACTTACGCATCATCACTTCACGACGTGCAGACTCTGAACCAAAGACGCCATAGACTTCAGATGCAGTAATCATCTCGCCTCGCTTGGCATGCCATCCATCCGTGCGCTGATCGTTGGAACCGTACATTCGCAACACTCGTTCATAACATCGGTCTCTTTGCCACAGTCGTCCGACTTCGCCGAGCATGATTCGGTCGACGATGGCGAGTATGTGTCGTTTGAGTACAGTGTAGGAGAGTCTCGGTTCAAGGGTCTTGCAAAAGAGGATAAAATGTTTGAGTCTGTGATTAAGATGTGTATAGGGTCGATTGTCGAGCACCCATTCTGTGAGGCGCTCTTCCATTGATCACTCTTCTGCGTCGTCTCCGAAAGTCCGTTTTCAATAGACCAGTCTCCTTTACCATATTGCGGAACCTCCATTCCTTCTAATAGCTTCGTTTCATTCACGAGTTTGACTTTCATAAGTTCAATGGTTTCGCCAAGTTCTTGAGTGAAGGGTTGGATATCTGCAATTTCAACGCCCAAGTGTGAACTAAAGACTGCACTCATGAAGCTTTGTTATATTCTTGTCTAACCCATTTTCAATGAACCAACGCACTTCTACCATGGAGATCCAAAGCAAAGAACAACTTGTATTACATCGACTGTCGGTGTTTTACAGCAACCCTACTATTCTTGAACGAGTTCGTGCAATTATCGCAGGTGAATCACAAGTCAGTTTACGATTGATTGACTGGTTTGTCACCAATTATGCGAAGAAGCACAATGTTTCCTATACGACCACAACCGGACGACACGTCATTGTGTATTTGGCCTACAAGTCGCATCTGAAGGCATACAGCAAAAAGATGTTTGATCCTTTCTGTCGTTGGAAGCGTATTCAGTTTATGGATATGAAAACAACCGTGGGTCAACTCAGCTTTTTCGAATGGGCCATTCAAGACGATGTGCTCGCATACATTGACGCACATTTTGCTGAGATTCAAAAAGATATGGACGAATGCTCCACCGTTCTCACCAAGCCAGACGGTAAGACCAAACGACACGAACTCTCGCGTTCAGCGACCAAAACGATCTGTCGACACGATGTTCGCGTTTCAGTGTCATTCGCATAAACTTGATAAGGAGTAATGCTTTCAAGAACCCAACTTGGATTTGTTTATACAGATATCGGAAGTGGAATTACAGAGAACGACTTGGATGTGATTGCAGACAGTTGGGATATGGATGGACGCGAAGTGTATCGAGGAACACGTGATCCGCGATATATGCACGCAAATGTACATTGGTTATACGACGATAGTTTGGAACGAGTTGGATGTGTAGAGCATTCACTCAAAGACCATGCAGACTTTAACATTCTTTGGTTCAAGGACAATGACTTTGGAACCTTGC